GCATCTAATTGATGTGTTAAAAGTTCTTTCTTTTTCATTTTCCTATATCTTTTTTAATTCATCTAATATACAGTAATAAAGTGTAAACATTTTGTAAATAAAAACTTTAGCCTCGAGGACATTATGGAAATATCTTTTTCTAAACAAAACGCAGAGAAAAATAAAGAAGCTTTATATCTCTTTCTAGATTTTTTTAGTAATAATGCTACACAAATTTCTAAATATTTTAACATCAGTGTTCCTACAGTTTCTGCTTGGAAAGCACGGGGTCGAATTTCACGGAAGATGGCTGAAAGGATTCATGCTGATGAGACTCTTCCTTTTTCTCGTGAACAACTTCGTTCTGATATTCGGATTTGGTAGATTTTTCATATTTAAAAATTTCTCCTTTATCGTTAATAGTAACTCTTTGCCACCAAATAGGAAGCTTATCCGCACTACAACACAACTCTCCCATACTGCCTCTGTTTACGTATAAATTGCCTAGCTTTATCATTCTTCTAACCCCTTTTTGATTTCGCCTTCATAAGTATCTAAAAGGCCTTTTTCGGTTCTTATAAAATCTAAAGCAATATAATTTGCTTTAGCATCATTATTCTTTTCTATATAAAGCTCAATGAAATCTGGATTTTCTTGTTTATCAATTAATTTATTTTGTAAATACCACATATACCTTCCCGAATCTCTAATGGTATGACTACCGGAAAAACCGTTTGATTTATTTTTATGATGAACAATTAAAACGCAGACATCTAAATCCCGTTGAACTTGTTGGAGCGCCGAGAAAATATAGCTCATATCTTTTTGAGAGTTTTGGTCTCCTCCATGCCATAAATTTAATGGGTCGATAATAACTAAACTTAGTTCTGGTTTATCCTGTTCAAAGAGCTCTTCTTTTAGACTCTTTAAAGAGCCTATGATTGCGCTAAGAGCTTCTAAATCTTCTCCCTCACCATCAGTCAATCTTATATTAGACTGAGACCATTGAGGACGTGCGACATTTTCCCACCGCTTTTTAATTTGCTTTTCTTTTTCAGGAGTCATATTGATTACGGTATCATCAGAAAAATCTTCAATAGGTCCGCCTCTTCCTTCCCTCTCAATATCTAAAGCGATCATGTTATGGATTTGATTATGAACTTTATTGACACTATCCTCTTTATTAATGACTGCAACAGTTCCTTGAATAGTTGGATAACGTTTATCACCGAAAAAATCTTCTCCGCTTGAAATTGCTTTTGCAACTTCTAAACATAAAGAAGATTTACCTACGCCTCCAGTCCCCACTAAAAATCCTATGGACTTTTCAACTAATAAATCTTTTATAATAAATTTAACTTCTTCAGGCTCTGATTCGGCAAGAGTATCAAAAAATGTCCAGGATGATTTTCTTATCTCGCTAGTCGCTTGCTTTGCTTTAAATACTTTTTCTAAAAGCCATAAAGTTGAAAGCGTACAAAGTTCTTTATATTTTTCTGGAGCAGTTTGTTTAGCCCAAAAGTTTTCATTTTCTTCTCGGCTGTAAACTCCATGCTCTGCGCAATTATCTAAACACCATTCATCCCAGATTTCAAAGAGATCGACGTCTTCAGCACCTTTAGCATCTTTGGCAGAATGCAAAGCATATCCAATTGAATACCAAATTGACATCTTACTAAAGTTTTCAACCTCTTCATATTTAATTAAAGAAAGCGCTCTTTTAATTCTATCAGGTGTAAACTTCTGGCCTGCAGTTAAATCCCATTGTTCAAAATCTGAAAGTGGGTCTTGCTTGAGCTCCTCTATTTTTGGACTGCTCTTTATAAGATAGTTTTTTGTCCAGTCAACATCTCTACCTTCATTAAAATAAATAAAAACGAAATCATCAAGAAAGTCTGGATGAACTCCACCTAAAAATATTCCGCTAGAAATATCGTCAACTCTTTTAACTTCTGGTTTACCTGTTTTATCTGCGAGCGATCTTGTTAGAGCTAAAAGTTCTTCAGGATTTTCCGCAGTTACTTCCAGCATAACTTTAAAACAATTTAAACCATTATTCTTTTTCTGAGGTGTCTCAATTGTTTTGTGTGTCCAGGTTGTAAAGATAAAATGATTTATCTTTAAAGTCATTAATTTTTTGCTAACTTCTCCCGGCTCATCTTTCACCGAATCATAATCTAAAGTGATTAGCCATTTATTATCGACAACCTCATTTTCTCTTGAGCGCGATTCTTGCCATTGTCTAGTGATTAATTTTTGATCGACTTTATTTTCAACTGGAACTGGATTTGCAAATAGCTCAGCTAATTGAGAAAATTCTTGTATCTTTATATCAGTTCTATTTCTTGCATGAGTTTGTTTGGCGTTGTCCCATTGGGATATTTTGAAATTCATTAAACTATACTCCTTGCTAGCTTATCTTTATAATGTAGAAATTTAAAAAAACTTTGAGTTCTAAGTAGTATCACACGCAATCAATTAAGAACTCAAAGTTTTCAATGCCGTTTTATTTATCCACCCAACGCATTTTCAAAGTGCTCACTTACAAAAAAGTTATCTAATAAAAGATTGTGTAAATAAAATGTAAGCGTTAAAAAACACCTTGTAAACTTTTTTATTTTTTAGCAACACAGTGTGTAATTTCTACAAAGTATTTTTTACCTAATTTATTAAAAACATAAGAAAAAACCAAAATAGTCCCTTCCCAAAGTATATTATTTTTAAAGAAATTATGATAAAATATTTAATATCTGTTAAACAAAATCACAAATAAGACTATTGACCTAATTAGCTGACTAGCCTTGTTTATGGCCGGATGAATTCTTCCGGGCCATAGGCTTAAGGAAGAATTCTAATCCGGCCTTAAGAATTTTGTTTTTGATTCTCATAATAGAAATGATGAAGGCCCCTTCTATGCTTTATCGTGACTCCAAAAAGTACCAAAGATTATAGTTAAAAGATTTAAAGAATTTATTATCTTTATTAAGAATTAAAAGAAAAATAATTTCTTAACCCCGATTCCGATTCTCTCTTGCTTGAGCCCGAGAATCGAAACGGGGTACAAGCAGAGAAAAAGATTTAAAAGTGAATAATCGAATATTTTTATTAAGGGACTAAGCTTCAAGGCTGTGCTGAAAATTCCGGCCAATATTTGCTTAAGTTTGGAATAAGAAAAAGGCCTCTAAAAATAGAGACCTTTTTTTGGAGACGCCTTTAATGAAGCTATTAAGAAAATCCATTTTCAAAAAAACTTCGGCTTTCACGCACTTTTAAATTGTACAAGGTAGAACTTAAAAAGTAAAATATACGTAAATGAAAAGTAAAAGCAAAATTCCATCTGAATCTCAAGAGCAACAGCGGTTGGTTCTTAAACTTAGATGGAATCATCCGGAGATTGAATTCTTTTCTATTCCTAATGGCGGGAAAAGAAATAAAGGCGAAGCCAGAACTTTAAAACTTGAAGGCATTGAGCCTGGTGTTCCAGACTTATTCTTTGTTGGAGCGCGTCAAGGTTTTCACGGTCTCTTTATAGAGATGAAAGAAAGCACTGGCGGAACGACTACAAAAGTTCAGCATGATAAACATACTCGCTATCGGGAAAGAGGTTATAAAGTTGAGGTCTGTTTTGGTGAAACAGAAGCTTTAAAGGAGGTACTTTCATATTTTGGGAAATCGTGCTAAGATTTTAGTTAGGTTAACATTTAGTAATTGTTTACGTTAGGTAAACATAATGCGGAGGAAAACCGGTGACAAATTCAGAGAGATATTACAATAAAGAATCGGACGACCCTTGTTTTCTCGAAAACATTAAAAGGCTGCAAAGCAAACTTGCCTTAGGGTCAAGAGTTTATCAGTATAGCATCATGGAAAAGCTACCACATGAGAAGTTTGACACCCAGTCTGTTTGGCTCATTGTTTACTATACTTTTAACGGAGCAGAATACAAAACTGTTTGGAGTCATAAAAATAATCAATATTTAAGGATAAAAAAATAATGTCAGATATAGAACCTAAAAACGACGGAAGATTTAAGAAAGGAAATAAACTTGGTGTCGGCCATGGCCGGCCTTCACTTTCTGCTGAAGAAAAAGCTCTAAGGTTAACAACCCGAACACAATTTAAAACCTTGATGTCTAAGTACGCAAGCTGGACACCTGAAGAAGTTAACGCCCACATTGAAAACTGTAAAAATTTATCTATAATGGATATGGCTGTTTTAAAACATTTATCTCTTATGAATGAGCAAGGAAGTTCTGAAAGAATGGACTGGGTGCTAGATCATATTACTGGTATGAGACCTAAACAATCTGAAGTCACTGTCAATCAAGGTAAAACTTTAAATCTTAGTAAACTTACCAAAGAGCAACTCACACAAATAAAACAGATGGTAATTGACCAGGAGAAAATAAATGACGAAAACTAATATAATAGATTTGTTATTAGATTTTTTATTTGGTCCTAAAGAATCTGATAGAGTACCTATTTTAATTCCTATAGAATCTGAAGACGAATTATTAGAAAGAGAAAAAAGAAGAATCAATGGAGACTGAGATTGAGCTCCCAACCCTTAAACAAATAGAAAACGAAGAGCTCAAAAGAAAACTCGAGGCCGATCTTTTTGACTTTACTTTGTGGGTCTTTAAAGAAATATATAAAAGAAAATTTGAAATCAATTGGCACCATAAAACTCTTTGCAAAGTTTTAGAAGATATTCATTCAGGAAAACTTTTGCATACTATTATTAATATACCGCCTAGATATACAAAGACTGAAATCGTAGTGAAGATTTTTACTGCCTGGTCCTTTGCTAGGAATCCCAGTTGTGAGTTTATTAATTTAGCATACTCTGATGATTTAGCTTTGGCCAACTCTTCTATGGTCAGAGAAATTATAAGTCATGAAAGGTATCAAGAGTTGTGGCCTATAGAATTCAAAAGAGATTCTCAAGCTAAGAAAAAATGGAAGACTACTGCGGGCGGCGAAATGTCCGCGACCGCAACAGGCGGAAGTGTAACAGGATTTGGAGCCGGTAAATTAGGAAGTAAAAAATTCGCTGGAGCCTTAATAGTTGATGATCCTTTAAAACCTGAAGACAGTAATTCAGATACCATAAGAAACGGAATTAATAATAGATTCCCACAAACAATTAAATCAAGATTAAATGATAGACTTACTCCTATGATTATTATAATGCAGAGACTTCATGAAGAGGATCCCGCAGGCTTTCTTTTAGATGGTGGAACGGAGTTAGAATTTTCTCATATTAATTTGCCGGCAATAAATGAAGACGGACAATCAAAGTACGATCCTAGATCCGCCGGCGAAGCTCTATGGTCTTTTAAACATACTGAAGAAGAATTGGAAGCCATGGAACTTGCGGATCCTGAAGGATACGCGGGGCAATATCAACAAAGGCCAGCACCTGCAGAAGGCCTTATCTTTAAAGAGGAATATTTTAAATACTATACGACTATTCCTAAAGATCTTTATTATAAAGTTCATTCATGGGATTTAACGTTTAAAGAGAAATCAAAAACTAAAGGAAGAAAAACCGATTTCGTTGTTGGCCAACATTGGGCAAGACAAAGATTGACAGGAGATATTTATTTGTTGCCGGATATGGTCCGCGCAAGAATGGGATTTGATAAAACTCTTGATGCTGTTAAATACTTTATAAAAATGCACTCAGATTTTAAAGCTCTTTTAATTGAAGACAAAGCTAACGGCCCAGGAATCATTTCAATGCTAAGAAAGTCAGATGTAGGAGCCGATGGAGAAGTAAGGCCGGGAGTAAAAAGAATAATTGAAGTAGAGCCAGACGGCGGAAAGGTTGAAAGAGCAGAATGCCAGATACCTTTATTCAAAGCAGGAAATATTTATTTTCCCGATCCTTCAATTTGTCCCTGGATAAAACAATGCGTGGAAGAACTTAAAGTCTTTCCTAATGGGAAGAACGACGACCAGGTTGATGCTCTTACTCAGGCAATTCAATTCCTAGAAAAGGTGTCTTACTCAAAAGTTTCGGATGCTAATAAAGACGCCAAGCCCTACAGAATGCAAGATGGCAATAAGAGAGATAAAAGGAAGTCTAGAATAAAAGTAAATGCTTATTAAATATTTTGTAAATAAAACGTAAATAGGTTTATTATGTTGACAAACTTAAACTTTTAGTTTTACAATTTTGCCGACACGGGCAACAATTAAACATTAAAAGATAGAATGGAGAATCAATGGCAGTAGAAGAATTCACTGAAAAAGAAGAACAGCCTAAACCAAATCTAAAATCTATTGGACGCTCCGGAACTTTAATTACCGCGGACGTTGTGGAAAATGATTACATTTCAGAATTAAACGGCGTGCAAGGGCAAGAGACTTTTGCCAAGATGCTTTTGTCCGATTCTCAGATTAGAAAACTTTACCACGCGACATCTAACCCAATTAAATCTGCAGTATGGGAAATTGAACCCGCTTCAGCAGAAGATAAAGATTTAGATGTTGCTGCTTTACTAAAGCAAATTATTTTTAAAGATATTCCCGAGGGATTTATTTCTAAGTTGGATGAGATACTGACTTTCCCTTGGCACGGCCATTCTGTGTTTGAAGTAATTCATAAAAATAGAAACTCAAAAGAATTCGGCCCATATACAGGCCTTTTAAATATTGCATTTAGAGACCAAAGAACTTTGGACAAATGGAAATATTCAAGCGAAGGTATTTTAAAATTTATTCATCAATTACAATCTGGTGAAGTTGAAATAGATGTTGATATTCCTGCAGAAAATCTTCTTATCTTTTATAACGAAAAGAAAGGAAATGATACTGGCTATCCTTTTTGTCGCATGCTGTATGGCAACTACAAAAGAAAACTTTTATACAAACAGCTTCAAGCTATAGGTATAGAACGAGCCGCGATTCCTGTTCCCCATTTAGGTTTGCCTGAAGGGGTTGAATATGATTCAGAAGAATATGAGGACGCCATAACTCAGCTTGCTGCATTTACGCAAGCTGAGCAGGCTTTCTTTGTTACTCCTGCCGGATATACTTTAGACTATTATCAGACAGGAACTTATGACCCTTCAAAAGTTCAGAGTGCTATCAAATCTGAAAACGAAGAAATTGTAGGATCATTAGTTGGCATGTGGTTAGAAATGGGAATCGGCGGAAATTCTGCGGTAGGTTCTTCTACTGGAATTTCTGCAGATTTTTTTAAAGATGGTATTGAATACATCGCCGATAAAATTGCGGACGTTTTTAATCTTCAACTTATTCCGCAATTAATGCGCCTAAACTTTGGGGATGAGATTGATCCAACTCTATATCCAAAACTTGTACACAATGGAATCGCTGATGAAGCTGGTAAAGAACTTATGGAAGTTATTACCGGCTATGCTAAAGCTCAGATTATAACTCCTGATGAATTACTAGAAGACCATGTTAGAAAAGCGCACAACCTTCCAAAGAAAGCAGAAGGTGAGGCGATGGATAACAAAGAGGTAATTAATGATGAGACCACTAATCCAGATAATAATCCAGATAATAATCCTGATGATAATATTGAGCCTACTCCGGAAGATGTAGAATTATCTTCTAAGAAGAAAAAGAAAACTCCTAGAACATTAATTGTCGACCAGGGAGAAAAGATTTCGGAGGATATACAAGAAGCATTAGAATTCTCTTCAGCTAAATATATTAATGATGTAATGGTAAAATATAAACAACTTCCAGAAACTAAAAAACAAAATGCAACTAATAAAGTTAAAATGGGCGGAGTGAATAGTCTTAAAAAAGATTTAAAAAGAAGCTTAGCGCAAACAGTAAATCTTTCTATAAAGATGGCCAGAACAGAAGTACCAAGTCAAAAGAATATAGAATTAAATTCTTCTAAAAGAGATATGGAAAGAATGAGCGAGATGTTTGGAAACATTGACGACATTAAACTTAATGAATTTTCTAAAACTCCTGGAGCTCTTCAAGTCTTAGTAGCAAAACAAGCCGATCTTATATCAGAAGATTCTCTGAACGATCTTAAAAAGAGAATAGACTTCACGTTCTCATCTATGGAAACTAAAGTAGCTGATGAGAATATCATCCGCCAAGCTCTTGAAGATGAGGCCGATCAATTTGCGACATCTAACCAAGTAAAAGTAAAAGGAAATAATGCCTCAGCTTTAATGGTCAATGAAGGAAGAGATACTTTCTTTTTTAATTCAGATGTGCTTGATGAAATTCATTCTTTTACTTTTGTTAATATCGCACCTCAAACAACAATCTGTAAAGAGTTAGCAGGAACAACTTTTAAAACAAATGATGCAGAGTCACTAAGGTATACCCCGCCTCTGCATCATAATTGTAAATCATATTTAAGAGCTAATTTAAAAGTGAGTAAAGGAACGGAAAATTTAAACGTTGAATCTTTATCACCAAGCGCAACAGCTAAAAAGAGTATAACACTATGAACGACGCGCAAAAAATGATTGAAGCTTATAAAGAGGAGGCAACTGCGATATATAAATCTTTTGCCGCTCATTGCGATCCAGGGTATGTTGAAGCTGTCGCAAAACAAATAGCACAAAGAAAATTAAGATTAGTAATACGAACATTTAACGAAAAATATATGGGCGATGTATTTGAAGACGATGAAGGAATATTATGAGTTTTTTAAAATCATTAATCAGAGAGCAAAATATTCTCGAGGCCGATGTTGACACTGAAAAATTTCTTCAGGATAATAACATTGGAGATAAAACTATCATCCACACAATGAGCTTTGACAAAAAGGTTTATAAAGATGAAAAAGAAGTTAGAGAATATTTAAATGATAAGTATATTTCTTATGAGCCAAAGATTTTTGGTGATGATTCTTTTTTTATTGTGTCTTTAGTTTCTCCTTCTCAAATTGATATTAGTACCGAAATTGAAATAGAAATAAGAAGAGGAGTCACTGCCCATGCAGCAGACTTAACACCTATAATGTCCGATTCATTAATTAACTTTAATGATAAAGGGGAAGAGCTCTTAGGATGCTCAAGACTTTTTAGCGATAACCAGACAATTAATCTTAGCGAAGGTATTCCTTTTGTAATAGAAATCGCGAGAGTTGCAAAAGGGCATCACCCGTCTTATGGAGAAATAAATATAACAGAAGAAGTTTTAGAATCAATGGCGAATAATTTTGAATCAAAAATTGTTGGAGTTGATTTGGCCGTGAATGAGGACCACCAGAAGAATGAGGCATTTGGTTGGTTTAAAGATGTGTTTTTATCTTTTGATAAACAAACACTTTACGGGCAAGTCGTATGGAACACAAAAGGTACTACCGCTTTAGCGGGAAAAGAGTATCGGTATTTCAGTCCAGAATTTAGATTTAATTATGTTCATCCTCATACTGAAGAAGCTCACGGGCCGACTCTTTTGGGAGGAGCGTTAACAAATTATCCATTTTTAAAAATGGATGCTATTGTTGAATTAAATAACAAAACCAAAACAGGAGAAGAAGAAATGTCAAAAGAAAACACTATCGATCTTTCTGTTCATGAAAGCAAATTGCTTGAGTTGAATGGTAAAGTTGTAGCGGTGCAAACAAGGCTAGATGCTTCGGAAGCTAAAAATGTTGATCTTAGTAATAAGATTGAAGAATTAGAAGCCGAAGTTGAAAAGAAAAAGAAAGAAGCTCTCAATCAAAAACTTTTTGATGAGAATAAAATTTCTGCGGCTCAATTGGTTGCACTTAATGAAGGTAAAGGAATGCTAGAAGTTCTTGCTCTTAATGAGAAAGTAAATGTTGAAGCTTCCGGAAGTAACAACACCGTAGATTCTAAAACAGTAAATCTTTCAGCTGAAGAAAAGAGATTAGCTAAAAGTTTAGATTTAACTGATGAAGAATTTATCGCAGCAAACACAAAGGAGTAATAGATGACAGCATTAACAGCCAATAAACTTATTGGTGAAAAAGAAGGTAAATTGATCGACTGCCCAGTCGTCGGTTCTGACATAATTTTTAAAGGGGCTATAGTGAAGCATAATGCTGCCGGATATTTAGCGCCGATGTCTGCTGAAGTCGGAGCATCTTTTGCAGGTATAGCTTTTGAAAAGAAAGATAATTCTGGAGGTTCTGCAGGAGACATCAGTTGTAGAGCAATTAAATCTGGACTATTCCTTATGGTTAGTTCTGGTCTATCGCAATCAGACGTTGGAAGTGTAGTATACGCTTCAGACGATCAAACAGTGTCGACCGTTCAAGGAGCTAATGAAGTTGCTGTTGGAGTTATTTCAAAATTCGTTTCGGCGACTGAGGTGTATGTTAGAATTGACGGATACGCGTACTAAACTAAAAATTTAAAAACAGGAGTATACAATGAGTACTGTAGTAGGACAAAAAACTTTAGAAAGAGGCCTAAGGGCAACTTTCGTAAAGGCGTACGCTGGAGCTGAAGATCCTTCAGAAATTATGCCTTTTATTTTAGAAACGAATTCAGACGGTAGGGACGAGGAATATGGTTGGTTAGGTCAATCGCCGTCAATGCAAGAATGGACTGATGAGAGACAATTGAAAGCATTAAATGATTTCGATTATTCTTTAACTAACAAAGATTATGAAGCAACTTTATCTGTTAACAAAAACGATCTTAAAGATGATCGTCTTGGTAACGTTAAAATTAGAATCAATGATTTAGCAGTAAGAGCCAAGCAACACCCTAGAAAACTTTTCTTTGATGCGCTTATTGCCGGAACAACCGATCTTTGTTATGATGGATTAGCATTCTTTTCAGCTTCGCATACAGAAGGCGATTCAGGAACTCAATCAAATCTTTTAACAGGAACAGGAGTTACTCTTGCCCAACTTAAGGCCGATTTGATTACTGCTGAAGCCGCAATGCGAGGATACCTTGACGACACTGGCGAGCCAATGGATGAGTCCCCACCAAAACTTGGTGTAGTTTGTCCTTTAGGAATGACTAGCCTTTTTGAAGAACTTAATACAAGTGTTCAAATTTCAAACTCATCTAATACAATGAAAGGAAAACTTTCTGCAATCGTAAGTTCTGGTAGACTTACTGATGGTAATGACTGGTACCTAGTCAATATGAACGAAGGTATCAAGCCGTTTATTAGACAGGTTAGACAAGCGCCAGAATTTTCTGCTTTAGAAGATGGTTCTGATAACGGATTTATGAGAAAAAATTTCGCTTATGGCGTTGACTCTAGAGAAGTTTTCGGATATGGCTTATGGCAAAAATGTGTTAAGACAACAAATGCTTAATTAATTTTCCCGGTCTTAATTGGCCGGGATTTTTTAAAAGTTAAGGAAGTAAAATGAAAGTAAAAATAAAACTAAAAAGAAAACATCCCCATGGGAAAATGCACTTGTCGAAGCATGTTATCACTTCAGTTTTTCAAGAATTTGATTTAAATGCAGATGAACAAAAAGAGTTAAGCACTGTTGGCTGCCAACATTGGTTTATCTCTGAAGAAGTTAAAAAAGAAATAAAGAAAAAAGTTAAAAAGAAATTAAAAAAGAAAGTAAAAAAAGAAGATAAATAAAGGACCGCATGGATTTAATAAACGCACTTGACGCATGGAAGACAGGAAAGATTGATCCTGATACTGGCGAACCTGTTTCTTTGCTTCGTGTATTTTTAGAAAGTTTCGATATAACAATTACTGGGGCCAATGTCTCGGTTATCGCAACTGAAATATCTATTAATGATTCAACCTGGACAGAATTAAGGGGTACTGGTTTTTTAACAAGGAATACTTTAGCCGTCCAAGCAAAAGCCGGCGGCATTGATGCGACTTCGCCTTTTATGATTAACGGAGATAATACTGAAGTAGGATATAAAGGAATAGAAGTTTTAGAAGGGGATGAAAGAATTTATGATATTTCGCAAGTATCAATATACGCTAAATCTAAATCTGGAACTTTTACTATTTCCGTAGAGGAGCTTAGTTAAATGGCACGAATTGATTCCGGACGCGGTGGGTTGTGGGTAAAGAAAAGATTTCAAATACCAGCCGCGTCTTCTGTAGTAATTCATACAATTGCTTTAACTGCTTTTCATACAGTAGATTATAAGACTTCAGTTTTTAATGATGCGCAAACTAAAAATAAAACACTAGACATTAAAGCGCATAACGATGTATCAACTATTAGAAAATCAGTTTATAATAAGATAGGTAATGTAAGTATATCTTTTGTTTTTTCTATTTCTAGCGGTAACATGCTATTAACGGCGACAAACAATGAAGCTTTTATTTTAACTTTAGAATACGCGCGGCTAGTACAAGGCGCGTAAATACCGGGAGCAGAAAATGGCTTTTGAAATAGAGGAACTTTTTCGGATTACAGATGAAAATTCTGATAGCGGTGTTAGTTTTATTCAAGGCGCGGGCGGAATAACACCGACAACCGAGCAAGATGCTGCGGACCAGGGTTCTGTATATCATGATAGAAGTGGCTCCGGTGTATACTATAAAAAAACAGCAGGCACAGGCGCTGGAAAATGGGTCATGTTATTGACAGCGGCAACAGACAATAGAGAAGCGGGATGGACCGAAATTTTATTAGATGCCACTGCAGCAGTTGAAAAGAATACTTTAGTTTTAACATCAAAATTTGAAAAACAGTCAGGGTATATAAAGCATTCTGGATTCATAAAAGGAAACGCGTAAATGGCAGCATTAGACGGAATAAAAGAAATATTCTTAAAAACCGGGGAACCTACCGGAATAAATCCTGACGCGGGTTATATTTTTAAATGGATTGAAAAAGTTGGTTTAGAGCATATCTATAAAGGGAAAGATTCATCTGGAAATGTTTTTAATATTGGAACAACCGGTGCTTTGCCCCATGCTTCAACAACCGGTCAGACAGCTGATGACCACCATAATCAAGTTCATGATTTCGCGGGAGCAGATCATAACGCATCAACATTAGCTCAAGTGAATTCTAAAATATCAGATGCTACACTGGACGACTCAAGTGCATCAAGAACTCCGCTAGCTCATACTATAGTAAGTCACGACACCTCAGCAACAGGCGCAGAATTAGACACACTGACCGATGGATCTAATGCGGATGCTTTACATACACATGCTTCGATAAGTGATACTTTGCCGGCAGCGATAGTGGGGGTGATAACCCTTGCAGATGATACAACTTACACTTTATTAGGATCAACAAATATCGGAACTGATAGAATAGTTTTCGGTTCCAATTCTGCCATAAGAGGTTATGATCCACAAAAAGATATAATAACTTATACTGGATCAGGTGACATGTTCACTTCATTAAATCAAAACTTTATTTTAGATAAGATAGGAATTTCTTGTGCTAATGGTACAATGATTCAAGCGACAAATATAGATTATACAATTAACCCTTCTGTTGACCCATTCCAGGGAAGAAATAAAAGACTAGCAATCACTCAGTGCAACATGGTTGGGGGTGGAAATGGTTTAGGAAGTCGAATTGGTTTTACAGAAGGATTCGCAACAGCTAACTTCAATGGAAATCTTATAACGAATTGGGATACTGGATTTGCTGTTTCAAACGGTCTATCTTTTGAAGCATTAAATAATAAATCGGTTTTATGGAACGATCAGCCTTCTACAATGATTACTTTAAGGAGCGATAATTGGTCAGCACAAACAGGAGGAGCAGGTTCATATATTCCTACAGGATTCAACGCATTTAATTTTAATGGAAACATTCTGCACCCACGAACTTCTGGATATGCCGCAACTATTGAAGAAGATAGTACTACAGTTCTTGGAAATGTCTCTGGAAATATTTTTATCACTTCTGGGATTACTACTGGAGGCATTTTCGGTCCAACAAGCGTTGGCTATAATGAACTTCAAACTTATAATATACAAGGCAATCAGGGAATAGCAGACAATACTCCAACAATTCAAGCAACTATCGACCAACTTCAAAACATAACAACAACGATAAACACAATAAATGTCTTGGAAAAAATAAACTTTAATAACACTATTAAGACTTCTGAAAACTTATTATTTTCAAGCAGGATTTTAGTAACAAGTGCTACAAGCTTTCTCGTTGATGAGATAATTACAGGAGGAACATCAGGATTTACAGGAAGGATTCAATCTATAGACACAGGAAATAATTATCTTTATGTAAAATACGTAATTGATGGGTCAGGCAATCCCGAATATTTTACAGTCGGAGAAACAATAACAAGCTCAAGTGCATCAACAACGTATAACGGAGTTGATTGCAGTTTTAAATATTATGGAGCTAAGGACATATCGGCAAGGCTAATGTGTTCTATAAATCTTGAAAAAGTTGGGGCAGGACGAGATGTTTACCAGTTGGTTCCAATCAAGAATACAATAGCCTTGGAGGACTTAGCTACAGTAAATTATCTAGAGAACGGAAGACCCCAAACGATAACGCTGCAATCAATTATACCAATGATTCAAGATGACATACTAGAAATTAAAATAAGAAACACAGAAGCCACTGCCAACGCTGATTGTCAAGGCATGGTCTTAAATATATCGGGAAGATAATAAGGAATACGTATGGAACTGGAACTTGTGATTGTGATTGTCGGCTCTTTTATAACTCTTGGCTTATCTATCAATGCCTTCTTTTTACGAGGTATTTCTATTGATTTAAATACTGTTAAAATTGAGCTTGCAAAAATGATTGAAAGATCAAATGCAAAAGAAGCAAGAATCGAAAATCTTGAAAGAAGCGAGCGAGAAATTTTTGAAAGATTAAACATTTTAGAAAGGGAAGTATTGAAATGAGTTACACAACTATAGCACAAGTAAAAAGTTTATTTAGAGATTTCGCGGATAATTCTGAAGCTGCGGTTGTTGATTCTGAAATCACAGAATTTTTAAATGAAACAGCAGAAATGATTGACGCGAAACTTGCAACCCTTTATACTTTACCACTATCCGATGCTGGCGCTCTTTTAGTTGTAGGTAAAATTGAAAAGTTTCTTGTTGCCGGAATCGTTGACGATATTTTAAATAATTATTCTGAAGCTGATAAAAAACCTGAATGGTCTAAAAGAGGGCATGCTTTATTAAATGAACTCATCCCAAAAAGAACTGCAAAAGGAATTCAGCCAGAGCCAACAATGAAACTTCCGAACGAGGATTATTTAGGAACTTCTCGGCAAAGAAATAAAATAAAAGTTTCCTCTACTTCTGGAACTATATTTCAAAAAGGACAAGATAATTGGTAAAGAAAAGATCATCGGCCTTTGATTGGTCGATAGAAAATTCAGAAGTATTTCAGAAGAAGCTAGATGCTCTTGGCAAACAGACTGCTGATTTTAGAATACCTTTTAAATTAATTTCTTCAGATTTTTATAGAAGTCAGAAGCAGTTATTTGGGCTTAAGTCTAAGGGCCTATACGAAGATCTAAAGCCACGTACAAAAGCTTTTAAGCTTAGACATGTTGGATTTGTTTATCCCATTTTAAAGCTGACTGGGGACTTAGCGGATTCTACCTTAAGTCCTACTGCCCGCTATGCTTTGCATTTTATAGGCCGGAAAGAATTAACTATTGGAACAAGTATACCTTACGGAAAATATCATCAGTCAGATAAACCAAGAGATACTATTCCCCAAAGAAAGTTTGTTTTTATTACTGGCGGGAAAGGAGACCGGTCTAAAGATTCAGGAATTAATGGAAGAAGGGAACGCTGGACCAGCATTATTCAAGACCATATAACACAACTTATAACTGGACGGGTACTTTAATGATTTATGATGAAGAGCTAATGGTAAAAGATATTGAAGCATTATTTCAGGCGCAACTTCCCACTGAGATTGCCGCAATTAACGCCGAAAAAGC